AAGTTCGATCTGGTGATCGTCGACTACGCCGACATCATGTGCCCGGAGCGTCACACCGACAGCGCCATTGAAAACAGCAAGTCGATCTACGTGGATCTGCGCGGGATCGCCATTCGCGAGAACTGCGCGGTGCTGACGGCCACGCAAGCGAACCGGCTGGGCTCAAACGCAAACGTCATCAAGGCCGAACACGTCGCAGAAGACTTTAACAAGGTCCGTATTGCTGACCTGATGATCTCGATTAACCGCACCGACGAAGAGCGTGCAGCGGGCCGTGCCCGGTTGTTCTTTGCGGCATCGCGAAATCAGGAAGGCGAGTTCACACTCGAAATCGAGCAGGCGCTCGACCGCATGAAATTCATCACCCGAGTCCTCGGGTTCGTTTAAGGAGCTGGTTGTGAAAGAACGTCCGCTGGTCCTCATCTATTCAAACTGGAACGAGTGTCAGAAATTCCGGCGCGAGCACGGGCTCGGCCTTCGTCCGGCCGAAATGAAGGCCGAGAACATGAGGCTCGGGCTCATGGGCCACCGTGACTTCGACTTCATGTTGGTCGACACGGCTCTCGCGCCGGAGTTGGAAGCGGAGCTCGAGCGCCGCGGGTGCACGCATGTGGTGCCGGTCACGCGCTGGCGCTACCGCATCGCCGACGCCATTGCGAACGCCGTCGAATGGGTTTTCGATCGAATGATGGCCTTCCTAGATGTGCCGCGCACCAAGCGCGTGCGGGTGATGAAGTGAACGACGACCTCGGCGAGCTCCTCGAGCGCGTAGACATGGCTGCATACCTCGACCGCGAGGGCATCTCCTATCGGGAGACGCACGGACGGTCGGGGGCACAGCTCAACATTCGGGAGTGCCCGCTGTGCGGCAATAGCGACTGGAAGGTCTACGTCAATGCCGAGTCGGGCGTCGGGAACTGCTTTGCAGGCTCGCACCCCGCAGAGGAGCGGTTCTTCACCAAATACAAGTTCATCCGCGCACACCTCGGCTCGCCGGTCGGCGGCAAGGTGGTCGATCACATTCGTGTGTTCGCGCGTGAAATGGGCTGGCGGCCCGCGCGTCGCGTCTCAGCCAAGGTCGAGAACGCACCGGGCGCATGGGAGCTTCCCGCGCACGTCACGCTGCCGCACAACGGGCAGAACATGCCGTATCTGGAGAATCGCGGGATCGACGCGGAGCTCGCCGCATATTTTCACCTCGGCTACTGTCCGAACGGGGCGAGCTTCCGATTCTTGTCTGAGCGCGGCTGGGCCACGCAGGACTGGTCGCGTCGCATCCTGATCCCGGTCTACGACCTCGATGGCAAGATCGCGACCTTCCAAGGGCGCGACGTCACGGGTCGGGCCGAAAAGAAATACCTGTTCCCGCCGGGCATCGACGGCTCGGGCGTGCACCTCTTCAATGGGCTCAACGTCCGTGACACGAAGCGTATCGTGGTGGGTGAGGGCGCATTCGACGTGGCTGCGACCAAGATCGCGCTCGATGGCGACGCCGAGCTGCGCGACGTGGTGCCGGTGGGCACGTTCGGCAAACATCTGTCCTCGGGCAGCGAGAACAGCCAGCTCGCGAAGTTCCAGACGCTCAAGGAGCGCGGTGTCGAAGAGGTGACCTTCCTCTGGGACGGCGAAGTCCAAGCGACCGACGACGCGATCAAGGCGGGCCTGATGCTCAAGTCAGTCGGCTTTCGCGTGCGCGTCGCGATGTTGCCGCCGGGCAAGGATCCAAACGAAGTGTCTGCTGACGTGGTGCGCGCCGCCTTCTATCAGGCGAAGCTGCTCGACCGGAAGTCGGCGCTGGAGATCATGACACTTCGTCGCAAGCTGAACGGATAAGTCACCCGTTACTATACTGTTAGATAATCGTTCAATCAGGGAGGGCGAAATGTCCGGCTTTCAGATTCGCCGTCGATTCTCGCACCACACGGGCGGCACCAAGGCATACCAGATATGGGAAGTGCAGCACGACGCCGCTGTGGTGACGGTCTTCCAGTGGGGCTCGTTCTCGACCGGCACCGACCCGCTGCGCATGGGTGGCACCTGCACCGTGAATAACGCGATGTCGCAATCGGACTCGGAGCGCCAAGCCGAGAATCAGCAGCGTGAGAAGAAAAGGCGTGGCTACAAGGAGTGGGACGTCGATACATGCCCCTGTGCCAATGAGGACGAGTTCAAGACCATCGTCAAGACGGTTTTCGGGAAGCGCGCCTTCGAGGTCTTCTCGCAGTTGAAGCTCTACAACGCATCCAATCCCCTGCCAGAAGTTGATCCCGAAAATGATGATGAGGGCGACACGAAAGCGCCCGTAATCGAAATCGAACAATCCTCGCCCGAATGGGGCAGTTGGTAGGAGAGAGCAATGACCACCGAAGTAGCGAACCCGATTTTGCCGCCGTCCGTGTCTGCCGATGCGAAGCGCAACGCCTTCTACACGAAGTGCCCGGAGCAGCAGTCGACCAAGCCGTATGCGATGTGCCAATACATCGCGGCCAATCAGGGTGACGCCTCGCTCAAGACGCTCTACGCCGATTGCATGGCGGCGATTCACCGCGGCCGCTGCGTCGCGGTCGATATGAAGGCGGAGGAGCAGCTGAAGGGCCAAGCGATCTACTTCATCGAGCGCGTGAAGGGCGCCGCAGTGGTTGCTGCGCAAACCGCCTGGACGTCGCCGCTCACGCTGAAGGCCAACCGTGCGCGTCGCGAGTATGCGGCACCGGTCGCGGCCCCGGCGCCCGCACCCAAGAAGCCCGTATTCGAGTTCGACGGCAACATCTACGCCGCCGCGCTCAACGCCGCTGTGAAGAAGGAATCGAGTGCAACTAACGATCCTCCTCCGCAGCCCAAGGTGACGCCCGTCGCTATCGCACCGACCCCGGCCATCAAGCCGGCAGCCGCACCGACCATTCAAGTAAACCTCACGCGCCGCGCAGGAGAGTCGCCGCTCGACTTCGCCCGGCGGCTGCGCGCATCACAGGGAGCACAGGCATGACCAAGACCTACAAGCCGTTCAAGCTGCTGGAGACAGGCGAGAAGTTCATCGACCTCGACACCGGCGTGCTCTGCATGAAGATCGGCGGCATCGACAACCAAGGCAACGCGATGCACCTGTCGGCCGGCTACGACATCTTCCATCGCACGAAGATCGGTGCAGTCGCACTGCAGCCGTTCAAGGCACACGGCCGCGATTATCCGGTCGGCGCGGTGCTCGCATTCGATGAAAAAGAAGCCGTTGAAATCCCGCCTTTCCTGGATTTCAAGGCGGTCGAACAACTTCAAACACAAGGGTAAGTAACACATGACTTCCGCCGTAATGACCAGCTGCCAGGCGTTCAACGTGATCGAGAAAATCGCCGCGACCTCCAGCAAGAACGACAAGCAGGCGATGGTGAAGCAGTTCCTCGCCTTCGACACCTTCAAGCGCGTGCTCGTCGCCGCACTCGACCCGCTCGTGACCTACGGCATGCAGCAAGTGCCCGGGCGCCTGGACAACGCAGCGCCGGGCGCCAACACGTTCGAGAACGCGCCGATCTGGGAAACGCTCGACCAGCTGGCGCAGCGCAAGCTCACCGGCAACGCGGCGCGCGACGAGGTGCAGCGCTTGATGACCTTCCTCACGCCCGAGTCGGCCGAGCTCTTCAAGCGGATCTTGCGCAAGGATCTGCGCGCGGGCTTCTCCGAATCGACCGTCAACAAGGCGTGGAAGGGGCTGATCCGCGAGTTCCCTTACATGCGCTGCGCGCTCCTGAAGGACGCGAAGCTCGACACGTGGACGTGGACCGAGGGCGTAATCTCGCAGGAGAAGGCCGACGGCATGTTCATGAACATCGACCACGAGGAGGGCGGGGTAGTCCGCATGACCAGCCGCCAAGGGTCGCCGTTCGATGTCGAGACGTTCGGCATCTTCGCGGACCATGTTCGCGCGATGTTCCCGGCCGGCACGCAGACGCATGGCGAAATGGTCGTGTTCGTCGACGGCAAGCTCGCGCCGCGCGAGATCGGCAACGGCATCATGAACCGCGTGGCATCGGGCGGCGCGTTCGCCCCGAACGAAGCTCCCCACTTCTACGCATGGGATCAAATCCCGCTGGCTGCAGTCGCGCCAAAGGGCAAGTATGACGTCGGGTATCGCGAGCGTCTGAAGGCGCTGCTGCTGGGGCTGGCCGCGGGTCAACGCGCGCTGCAAGGCTACGACCTGATGATCGAGCATATCCCGACACGCATCGTCCATTCGCTCGAGGAAGCGATGACGCACTATCGCGAGCTCCTGGCTCTCGGCAAGGAAGGCACCATCATCAAGAACGGCACCGCGACGTGGAAGGACGGCACGAGCAAGGAGCAGATCAAGCTCAAGCTCGAAGTGGACGTCGATCTGAAGGTGATCGCCATCGCGCCGGGCCGTGTGGGCACGAAGAACGAAGGCCGCGCCGGCGCGTTCACCTGCGAGACGTCCGAGGGCAGGCTGCGCGTCGATGTGACGGTCAAGAACGAGGCGCTGCGCGATGAAGTTGACGCCAACCCCGAGAAGTTCATCGGCGGGATCATCGCGGTGCGCGCGAACGCGGTGATGAAGCCGAGCGAGAGCAACGACCGGCACAGCCTGTTTTTGCCGCGCATGGTCGAAGCAGGGCTACGCCTCGACAAGAGCGAGCCGGATACGCTCACGCAAGTCATCGCGCAGTTCGACGCGGCAGTGAAGGGGGCGTAAGTGGAGCAGCTGACTCTTCCTGCGATCCTCGCCGCGTCGCCGGCGCCCTGGCGCTCGCAGGTCAACTTCGACGGCATGGGCGGCTGCCGCATGCTCGATGCGAACAATGCCGAAGTGCCGCTGCTGTCGATCATCGCGTTCGCGGGCATTCTCACCGCAACGATCGCCATGCAAAAAGCATCGAAGGCGTCGCAACCGACCGAAGCGCAGCCCAGCGCATAACGCGCGCAGTGCGTTGCCTCACCGAGCCCGGCCAAAGCGCCGGGCTTTTGTCGTTGCGCTCGGGTTTACCGGGGCCGTATCATATGCGGATCACCGGAGAGGGCAATGGCCTACAAGAATTTCACGCTCGGCGACCTGCGCACGCTGCTCGCGCCGCTATCGAATACGCGCAAGCAAGCAGTGCTCTACACGCTCGACACTCACGGCACGCTCGACCACACGATGATCCTCGGGTGGAAAGAAGCGCTGCGCACGCCCGCGAGCGAGTTCGCAAAGGACATCGTTCGCGCACAGCCGCGCCACCTGCGACTGGATTACGTCTTCTGGGAGTATCACGAAAGCGGGCAAGCTGCACCCTTGTTCGGGCTAGAGGACAGCGTGCGGGAGCTGGCAATGGGGCGCGGTTTTGACGAGCTGCAGGCACTCTACGATCGCATGATCTGGATCGACAGCAGGGT